ACCGGAGGGGTCTCGCCTCCGTCGAGAGTCACCAAGCCGTCCGATTCGTTTTCGAGCGACACCCGGTTGACTACTACACCATACGAACTGCCGCCCCATCCGTCCAGACATGCACGGATCGCGTCAGCCAGTTCTCTGGCTTGCTCATACCGTGCAGCGAGTGTGTCGTACTCGACGGTCACGGTCGGAGCCCCGACAACCCCGGAAAGTGTCTGGCTCCTGTTGATCGCGGATCGCCGGTACACCACGAACGGAAGCGGGGTCGATGCCGGTGCGATGACGGGGTAGATGTTCAGGCCAGAAAGCCCAGCGATCAGCGGGTCGGCCGTCAACGCCCGATACAGAACACGCTCTGGCGACTTGAAGATGCTGCTCATGGTGCGAACAAGTCACGAGATGCCGAGATGATCGCGGCTTCGATGGACTTGGATAGTTCCTGTTGGACCTGACTCTTGCTCGCGAGCCACGCTTTCTTGATCGGGGCATACGCCGGTGTCGAGCCGAGATCAACGACCATGTCAGCCTTTGCACGCTTGAAGAACGCTTTCGGGTAGGCTGGCTTGAGCCTCGGCCTGACAAAGAGTTTCCGGGACATCCCCCTGCCTGCTCTCGCTTCTGGCAGGATCGTGAACAGGCTTCGTCCGGGGGTCTTTGAATACACGCTCGACGCGTACTGGCTCTTCGTAACTCTGTTCTTCGTCCCGAACTCGATGAGTCCGGCGTGGAACGCCTGATCCTTTGCTCTGCCTTGCCCCTCCTTCGGAACACGCTTGCCTGACACGGCAGCGAAGCCGATGAGGGCGACGGCGTTTCCGGTTCGATAGTACCGCTTCACCTTCGTCGAGATGGCGCGACGAAGATTTCCGGTGACGGATGTCTTTTTCCGCTTATCGACCTCCGCCCGAAGGGCTTTGAGCGCAGGCTCGCTGGCCTTGCGAAGAGCAGCGCCGAGATACTTCGCAGAAATGACAGTCCCGAACGAGGCGAGCCTCGCTCGGAGTTCACTGATCGGCGGGTCAAAGTCTGCGTACAGACCTTCCTGTGCGATCCTCGCCATGTTACGGCTGCGTCTCCGTGCAGATCAGTTCGTGCCGAGTCCTGTTGTCATGCTCAAGCAGGCTCACGATTTCGAGTGTCCTGCCGCGCCAGATGACACGCATCTTCTGCGTCAGTTCACTTCGATACCTGATTGTGATCTTGTGCGTGATCGTCACATCCATCTGCCCGGCGGACAAGTATTCTCGCGCCGACACGCCCTCGACCCTTGCCCACACTGTCGCGATATCGCTCCAGACGGGGACCATCTCGCCGAGTACGTTTCGCGTCTCGGTCGCCTGCTGGAATGTGATCCGCTCATTGAGCGTTCCGGCTTGAATCATGTTCCGATCACAATGACTTCGTAGTACGCGGTCCCGGAAACAGCCTGGATCTTGATGTTTTTTGCAGCCGAAACATGATGCGACGAAACTCCGCCCTCTGGTCCGGCGCAGATCGTGAAGTGATTATCTTGGTCGGCCAGTTCGCAGTAAGACGTAGCCTTCATGGCAACACGCGTAATCGTAGAGAACGTGATTGTGGCACCCGGGAAGTCAGGGTCTGGGATGCTGGCGTGCGGTAGCGTGACCCACGAAGTTCCGCATGTACCCTTGAACGTAACGATCTTGCCACTAGAAACAGCCTGCGTCGTCTCAAGCGCGTGAACGCGAAGAGTATTCGTGCTTGGGGTCTCGTGGACGAGAACGTCGATGTTGATTCTGCCGAGAATGCTCATTCGTAAGACCCCCATCGGCACATGTCGAGCAGTGCTTTCGCACCAACCGGAACCTCGGCCTTCGAGCCGGGCTCGACCGCAGAGCGTGATTCGTACCAGTGATGCACGATCATAAGGATCGCGTGCTTGATCTTTTGGGAAATCTCGCCAGTCGTCCCTGCCCACCACTCTACGGTCACAGAGTTCTGGTCGCTGAGATGCGAAGGCCACGAGCCTCCGTACAGAGGATAAATCCGGCCGGGGAGGCTGTCTCTGTCCACCCTGTACTGCGACACTGAGAGCGTCGCAGTCGATCCACCGCTGTTCTCGATGTAGGTCACGGACACTGCCGTGTTCGTCCCAGACGCGATCATCGGCGGCTTTGGAAGCCTGATCTCGGCTGGAAAGAAATCAAGTTTCATCCGGTACTTGGCCTGCGAGATCGTCGAGTCCAAGTAGTCCTCGCAGAACTCGCGGGCAGCCTTCACGAGCGTCTGGATATATGCGTCGTCCGTGTCGATGTCCACGCGGAGGTGCGTCTTCGTCTCCGCCAGAGTGACCGGCTCGGCCGTCGGCTCCGTGATCTTCTTGAGGCTCCTGAAGTTCACTGCCCTGCCCTCCACGAGTTGTCGGGCTTCTTGCCATCGTTCACGAACGGCGTCGTGTGCTGGTACACGGGCGATGAAAGGTCCGCTCCGGGCCATGTGATCATGTACTCGCCGTGCCCGAGCGTGACACGCGGCGTAACGAACACCTTGTTGCCAGCCTCGCGGAAAATCTTCCAGAAGTACATATCGGCGTCGATCCGGCCTTCGCCCCACTCTCCGGCATCGTTCGCGATGTCAAGGAACCACGGTTTCGGAACTCGCTTGAGCGCAGCCGTCGAGATCACTGTGCATCCGAAGTGTATCGCATCAACTTGCTGGACCGGGTGGGCGAACCATTCTGCCGGGACGGTCGTCTTTCCGTCCTTCGGAGGCGAGTCCTGAGTGCCGAGCAAAGTCAGCATCGGCCTGCCGTCCTCGCGCTTCGTCTGGAAGCCCGTCAGGGCTTCGCACTGAAACGTCATGGCAAGAGCCATGAGATGCTCGACATCGGCCTTCGTGAAGAACGTGTCGTAGTCGATAGTCAGGAGGTACTCGCACTTATCAACGAACATTTCCATGACGCGCTGGAGGCACTGCCCCCAGAAAGCCCCGGTCACCTTCGTCGGCCGGATGCCGAGCGGGGTGAGGGCCGTCACCCAAGAGGAGAAGTTGTCCATGAACCCGAGACGCGGCGTTGACATGATCGCCTCGACGCGGACATCGACATCAGTATCACCTACCTTCACCAGCATGAGAGGCTCCTGAAACGAGGAAGGGCGACCGGGCGGGATGGGCGTCCCTGCCCGGTCGCCCGTCCGTGGGCGTCATCGTAGGTGAGGCTCGTCTTTGGGTCAACCGTTCAGGAAGACCCTCACGTTCGCGGACGCGGCGCTCTCGACGCCGTCTTCGGCGACTGCCAGCCGAGCAGCGGTCGCAATCGCCCCGTCCGTCCTCGGGGTGACGTTGACCCTGAGGTACCGCCTCTTCCCTTCGAGGTCCACGTTGAATCGAACGACGTTCGTGTCGTTCGTGTTCAGCGGGGTCGGGAGGGTGTAGTCCGTCCCGGCAACGAAGCCGGTCACTGCGGCGAACGAAGAGGTCGTGTCGCCTTGCTGAAGGGTCAGCACGGTCGCCACAGATGAGTTCGTACCGGCGGCAGCCACGGGCTCGAACGCAACGTCGATGCTAATCTGGCTGAAGCCGATCGTGTCGATCGTGTGCGTATGAGTCGCGCTGGACGTAATGTCCGAGATCCTCACATCGCTCTTCGTGTTCTCGAGACGGTTCATTCTGTCATGCTCCGGGGGCTGGTGGTGAAGGCGACGATAGGTCAGGTCGTGCCCCTGAGGGCGACGATGGGGCCGGCGACGGTCGTGCTGCCGAGGTCGTGGACGACCATCGCGACACGGGTCGTGGCGAAGGTGAGAGTCTGGTCGAACTCGATGTACCGCTCGCTGGCCGTCTTGATCGAGACGGCACGCCGCTCGCCGAAGGTTGCAGCCTGCGAGAGATCACCGAAGAGGGCCAGCACGGAGCCAGCCGTCCCGGTGAGGTTCGACTCCATCGAGTGGACCAGACGGACCGGGTAGCCGAGGAACGAGTTGCCGAACCCACCCTCGATGTTCGCGGTCGTCACGCCACCAGCGGACAGCGCGAGCCGGAGCATCGACGAGCCGTAGCCAGCCGGGGAGATGTACCACGCGGCGTTCCGGCGGGC